CGCTGAACGGAAGCGACCTGAACTTCCGCATTTACTAAACCGTCTTCTGTTACATTTACATTCTTAAAAATCAATTCTTCCATTTAATTTCTCCTTTTTTTATTTAATAATTTAAATAATAATCAGCACCATCAAATTCAATCGCCCCGGCCTCGGAAACGGTGTTCAATGTCCCACTCGTTAGCTTAATCGGTGCTGTGCCCGCTGTTGCGGTTCCTGCTTTTGTGTGCAAATACGCCGTTGGGGAGGTTGTTCCAATGCCGACTTTACCATTTAATAAAGTTTGCGTCACACTCTCATTTCCAATTACTACCTGATTATTAGCCGTCGTATAAGCACCATTACCAAGTGCCATAGAGTTTACAGCACTAGCTAATTGTGAAGCGTGATAGCCGGCTCCATAGCCGACAAAAGTATTATTATTTCCAGTGGTTATACTTCTGCCGGCAGAATATCCCTGTGCAGAGTTGTAGAAACCTGTGGTGTTGTATCTAAGGGCCGACACTCCCTGTGCAGAGTTGTAGAAACCTGTGGTGTTGGAGAAGAGGGCAGACGCTCCCTGGGCAGAGTTGTAGAAACCTGTGGTGTTGTATCTAAGGGCAGACGCTCCCTGGGCAGAGTTGTAGAGACCTGTGGTGTTGGAGAAGAGGGCAGACGCTCCCTGGGCAGTATTATATGACCCTTTACGGGTATCACTGGATTCACCAACTGAACTTTGACCCCCGCCACCAATAAATATATTACTCCCAACACTATCAGTGCCCTTGTGGGAACTCATCAAAATATCTGTCCCATTCGTATTAATATTTATATTCCCGGAAACGTCCAATTTTTGAGTTGGGGTTGTTGTTCCAATGCCGACTTTATCGCTTGTAGCATTTATAAAAAATACATCCGTATCAACCGTTAAATTATTAGCTCCAAAATTTATATTTCCTGTTGCCCCCGCGTATGGAATTAATGCGGTATGCCCGCTGCCGTCCCCCGTGTTAGTCCCTGAAACATTATCTAATGCAACAGTGCGCTCTTGATATGTTTTTGAATCAAAAGTTATGCTTGCGCCGTCTCCTTTTACAAATCCAGTTCCACCGGTACTGGTGGCAATGGTAATGTTGCTTGGGCCATCTATGCCCTGAGTCCCTTGAAGCCCAATTTCACCTTGAAGCCCAATATCTCCTTGTGGCCCAATGTCTCCTTGAGGCCCGATATCACCTTGAGGGCCAATTTCACCTTGAAGTCCAATATCACCTTGAAGCCCAATATCACCTTGAGCGCCGGTTTCCCCCTGCACCCCCCGAGGCCCTGAGTCAATCATCGTAACTGCGATTATTGGGTTTGGCGTTATGGTTACTATAATATTATCACTCATAGGTCACCTCTGGTAATATGTTAAAATACGCGACCGAGTCGGTCGCTGGGGGAATAATAGTTCTTACCGTTGCGTCTGAAAATGTGACTTGCACATCATAAACATAATTTTTCCCATCCAGCATCTTTGTGTCGATCGGCAAAAATGGAATGACCGCTTTGCCATCCACAAATGATGTTATTATTTTCTGTAAGATTTTTATATCAGTGTAAGGGCTGGTCTTCACGGTAAAATATACTGTGTCCCCAATAACCAGCGGAATGGCCACGGGGGGCGCCGCATCTGTAAAACATGCAAGCGTTATGCTGTCGCTGTCCCCCCGCCTCAGCCCTAAAGTTGTGCCTGTTACCTTCATTCCTTTTCCTCCTTTTTTTTATTGGTATTTGATGTAATATCTCAAGCTCACATTTCGTGGCCGTGTTTCTGTCCCACCTGTGGCCTGCGTTGTGCTTGAATTTGCATTACCGATGACGCCAGACCCTGCAGCCGCGGGCGCTGTTGACCACGCCGATCCTAAATTTTGTACATGAGCATGGCTTTCAAGACCGTCATCTTGACTGCTACCAAAAACGCGCCCCGAATCAACGCCCCTACTGTCGTCGTTTCCGCGAATAAATTCACCTCGCAAATCTGGCAAATTATAAGTTGTTGAACCATTACCGATACCAAACGTTGTCCCTATTTTTCCAAATAAAACAGAATAGGTTGTCCTATTTATCGCCGCACCATTACACACTAACCAATTTTCAGGCGTTAACAGCGTTGCAAATGCGTTCACAGATCCAATAAATGAATCCATTTTTGATTCCAATAAATCTATTTTATTTTCTGCGACCCCGATGTTTAACCGATAAGATCGGATAAACGCAACCGGCCTTAATGTGTTTGTAAAAGCTAACCCCGAAAAAACAACCCATTGGCTGGAACTTGCAGATAATAAAGTGATTTTGACTCTCGTCGACCCTGTTGGAGCGGAAAAGGATATACTCAATCTTTTTTCTGGGTTTGTATTTGTAAACGCGAACGGGTTGGCGACAAATGATGTTGTTAATGTTTCCGTTTTTGTGTATGTCGCGATTTTAGCGTTATCGTTATTATATATCTCGCATTTTAAAATGGCCGTTATTTGAGCGCCGACGCTGTTACGCTTGTAATGCGGCGTTGCAAAAATTGAAGCGGAGTATTTTTGGCCTTGGAGCACATAAACCTCGGTTGACGCAGGGATTATATCTACGTAGTTTAGGCTGGTTACCGCAACATTATTTTCCTGAAATATTTCATCCGCGCCCCGCATAAATGAAATCCTTGGTGATCCGGTAATATTCCACAATGAAGAAGAAGTGACGGCATAATCATCATAGCTATAATTATATGCCCCTTTTTCTAAAGTCTCAAAACATTCATCAATAATTGAGTTCCTAGCAGTACCGATATTAATCGTAGGCCCGTCAACTTCGATGATCCGGTAATTTCCCTGGTTGACAATGATTCCCTCCGAATCAAATTGAATATTATTATTAATCCCATTAAACCCGATTCGTACATTTTCTGCCGTCTGAGCGATGGTCGATGCTTCTGATTCTGTTATTTTTTCACTCAAATCATTTATGTAAGTGGTACTACTCGTAACCGTCAATACAATCGCCGTTGGTGTTATTTTTAATTCAGCTGCATCTAAATCTGTTTGAATCTCGGTAATTTGCGTCTGCTTTGCTATTAAATCAATTTCAAATGCGCTCATATTAAAAACAGTTTCATTCAAAACTGTTTCATTCTCAGCCACAGTTTCGTTTGTTAATTTTATCAAAAATGATAATTCATTAGACACAAACTCCATATTTTTAACGCCGTTCGCGGTCATGTTTGCCATTTGGATTCCAGTAATGCCACCGCCCAGTGGCCCGGCTATGCGATCGGTTAAAGACTGTACCACTCCACCTAAAGTAATACGGTCACTCTCGGGATTATTTGGATGCTCATCTTTTTGGCTAACCGATAAAAATGTATCAATGTTGTGTGGCTTTGAAATGCACGGCACCATGTCACCGACTTCCAGTGCCTTTATATCGACATTTATTTTATTTAAATCAATGGCCGTTAATTCTAGTGATAACCCTTCTTTTATTTTTGTTTCTAGGTGATTTTTTCCTAGCTCCAAAAGAACTACAGCATTATCGACTTCCGGCCATTCCATGATCCCAAATATCCAGCCGTACTCATTTACCGCTACTTCATTATAAATAAAATCGGAATCTGAGTTAACAGATGAAATATCCAATTTTCTGCCATCGATTTCTTTTCCGACAGGAATGAGCGCGGTTATAATCCCGCTAGCATCAGCGACTTTGGAATAATCCAATAAATTTACGCCGAATTCAATCGGCTGCGGGCTGGTTGAGCCGTAATTTTCCAGGTAGTTCATGAATTTTAAACTACCAATCCGCTCAATAACCAAAACCCCGCCTAACACGTCCAGCATGGTTGTTTTTATTAATTCGTATGTGCTTATATAATCATTTTCCCGGAATAACGAATCTTTTAATGTGTTATCAGTGTCCGACTTGGCCACGATGATTATAACGATTGCCTCAGCCTGTAGAAACAAACCAACTGTCCCCGCCGTCTCTCCGTCTTGCTTCCAATCTTGCCAACCCTGATTTTGGACGTGAACCCGATACTGTACCGAATATTTGATTGCATCCGCTCCGGTTAATTTAATTTCTAATGCTTCCAATCGCAACCCTAAACCAACCGTCCCGGCTGTCGCACCATCAGCAACCCATGCGCCCCAGCCTTGATTTTCCACACTAGCTCGATAGGTTACGCCTAACCCTAACGCCCCGATAGATTCAAGTTTTAGCTCAAGTGCCTCCATGCGTAATGCGTCGCCGATTGTCCCGGAACGCTCACCATTCTTCACCCACGTCAACCACGACTGATTTTCTATGTGTGTTCGGTAGCTGGTTGACAACAACAGCCCTGAGCCGTCACCTACCATCGTGCAGATCCCCATGTGTATTCTTTTTTCGGGGGTTACCGCCATATTATGATTATTCAAAACCATAGTTAACCATTGCTCCGGCGTAACATTTTCATAGGTCGCTGGTCGCTGGGTTGAATCTAATAAATAACTCAATTCCCCCTCACACGTCACGGCCCGCATTTTATTAAAATCTTCGGTATCGGTTAATATTCTCCCCTCAAATTTTGATTTCTTTTCCATGTTTGATTGAATTTCATAAACATAAATAGTAGTGTACATTTTTCGTAATGAATTATATCCCGGGTGCATTGGATCGATCGTAAATGTAAACCCGGAAGTTTTATTAACCCCACTCGTTAGTTTTGGATTTAAAACATAAGTTTCTAATCTCATATCATGTAATAAAACATCGGCTTTGGGAAATTCCGACGCCCACACTTGTAAGTATGGGGCCTTGTTTTTAACCTCGTTCGTGATAATTACATTTAGATTTTCATTTTTAATTAAAACAATAGAAATGGCTTCGGCTCTGAGTGCTTGCTCCGTTGTCCCGAGCGTCTCGCCGTTTTTCTTCCACCCCGTCCAACCTTCATTTTCAATATGCCCTCGATATTTGACGGTGTAATTAATTGCATCGGCTCCGGTTAATCGGATTTCAACCGCTTCAACTCTCAATCCTAGACCAGTCGTCCCAGAAGTTTTCCCATCGGCAAGCCATTCTTGCCAGCCCACATTTTCCACGTGAGTTCGATACTCAACCCCTAAACCCAGAGAATCCAAGGAAGAAAGTTTGATTTCTAAAGCTTCCATGCGTAATCCTAAACCAGTCGTCCCGGATTTTATGCCGTTTTTAGCCCATACTTGCCAGCCTAAATTTTGGATATGGGTACGGTAATTCATCGATATTAATGGCGCTTCCCCTTGCGTTCTGATTAAATTATCAGATTTTAAGGTAATAATTATTTGGATGGCTTCGGCTCTTAATGATTCTTCTATTGTTCCAGCAATTTCGCCGTCACGCCGCCACTCTTGCCATGCCTCGTTCTGAACGTGCACCCGGTACCAAATTGAATACTTATCGGCATCCGCTCCGGTTAGGTTTATAATAAAAGCTTCGAGGCGTAACCCTTGGTCTGTGGTTCCAGATGTGGCCCCATTCCAAACAGCTGGCAGTACACCAAGATTTTCAACTTGTGACTGATAACCTACACCTAGATCTAGATCCCCTATATTTAATAACGTTATCCGAATGGCTTCAATTCTTAACCCTTGCCCAACGCGTCCAGATAACCGCCCGTCTGTTACGTCTGCGCCCCATCCATAATTTTCAACATGTGTCGAGTACGAGGCGCATAAATTCGTACCTGGTGGAATATCGGTAATTATTTTTTTAGTTGGGTCAATGGCTGGGTCGTTAGGAACCACGACGACCACATCATTTTTTATTAATTCTAACCGAATCTCAATGGCCTCGGCCCGTAATGCTAAGCCCTCAGTGCCAGACGTTTCGCCGTCCTCACACCATAACTGCCACCCAATATTTTCAACGTGTACCCTATATTTAATGCTGTATTTTTTAGCATCAATCCCGGTCAATCGAATTCTGATGGCTTCGAGCCGTAACCCTAAGCCCACAGTCCCGGCAATGCCATTATCGGTTTGTAACGGCATCCACCCTGTGTTTTGAACATATGCTTGATATTCCATGTGAACGTCCAGGCCGCTTAAATCCAGAAGTGTTATCGCTATCGCTTCCAGTCGCAACCCTTTATCGACTGTCCCGGAGGTGGCCCCGTCGATAACGGGAATATTCCACCCCTCATTTTCTATTTGCGTTTTATAACTAACGATCATAAGCTCGCACCCTGATAATCAACGCTTGTTGTGCCGCTCCCGGCAAACGTCAACACGTGTTCCCCTGCTCCGAAAAAGATTTCAGGTATTCTGTTTATCCCTGCTGTTAATGGATAATTATTTTCAAGATATGAAACCATTCCGACGTTTGAGCAAGTAATAACCGGGCTGATGTGTTTTCTGTTGCCCACAATTGTTAAATCCCCCGGGAATGTACTAATGCTATAAGTCTCTGGATTTACTTCGTATTTATACGGGTCGACCGTGGCGGATATTTCAACAGTTTGCCCGTAAAACGTCGGGTCCGCTTTTGTTACAGCAACCCGGCCTATCCAGAAAAACCCAGCATCATCGCTAAATATAATTCTTTCTTTTTTGCCGTGAATCGTATTTGCCAGTTCTGAAAATTTGGAATAGTAACTTTTTTTGCCATCGTCCGAAATTAACGCAACCCCTAATTTCCGCTGTTTATATTCGATATCCCCCGATAGCGATTCGGTTAAATCAATCACCGCACTTGTTCCCGGAATTTCTATTAAAACTAAATTTGGTTCCGGCGGCGAAATAGACTTTTCGCTGAAAATCCAACCCATATCAGCCGAAAGCCATTTATCGCCAATTTTTACGTCTGCACTCATGCCATCCCCCTTCCCGCTAAACCTGTTTTATTGCCTAACATGTTATTAATATCATCGATCATATACTCTGCTAGTTTCGTGCCATTCTGCAGTACAAGCTGTACAGTTACCGGTTGTTTTGCCATTGCATTATTTATAATATTAGTCGACTGTTGATTAGTATAGACTTTTTCGCCACCCGCAAAACTCATTAATTCCGGGCCATTTTCCCCTACCCAATGCACGCCGGGTGAAGCGTTTAATGTTCCCATTGCATATCCATGCGTTCCCGTGTTGGCGATTGAGCCGTAACGGTCAATCATGTACCGAATCGCCGCCCTGGCATTATCAATTGGATTCCAAATGTTCCCGCCGGGGTTATAAGCGTCAAATGTTGACTGAATGGTTTGCATCAACCCCTTTGATGGCGTCCCAGCCATAGCATTGCTATCCCAATTATTAATGGCCCCAGGATTTCCACCGGATTCATTCATGGCAATTTCCATTAAATGGCTGAAATTCTCCATCCCCACCCCTTCTGCCGCCATCGCTTGCCTGATCCATGAGGCAACATCGCCGCCAGCGCTACCGCCTAAATTGGAGGTCATCGGGTCGACGGCCACGCCATTTTCATAAACCCCGTAATGTAGATGAGGTCCGGTCGAATTCCCAGTACTACCAACTTCACCAATTTTCGTACCGGCATTGACATAGTCACCAACGTAACCCATGATTTTAGATAAATGTGCGTAAATGGTTTCAATGCCTGATCCATTATCCACGGTTACCATATTACCGTAACCACCGGCCCATCCGGCCTGTGTGATATAACCGTCTATCGTAGACCACACCGCGTCCCCAATACTCCCACCAATATCAACACCCTCATGATATTTGCTGCCGATCCCCCCGGGACTTTCCCGATAGCCGAAGGAACTTGTAATATCTTGGGAACTTGCTGGAAACATCCCGCCAACCAATGAACCAAACGTCGGTAAGTTAATCCCCATACGTTTTAATAATGCCCCACCATTTTCGCCCATTGATTTAAATAGGGACATTGCAGAGACTGAACCTTTTTGAAATGAATCTAACATTTTGCGAATCATACTATCCGCAAAACTGCCTAAGTCTAACGCGTTCATCCCGACGAATAAACCTTTGACAACATTAACCCCCAAGGGTTCCATTTTGCGGGCCGGTGAATGCATATCAAACCCTGTCCTGAATGCGCTCATAATCCATCCAACTACACCACCGATACCATCGCCACCAATCGCAGCTGAGATGGCTCCGTAATTCGTCATGCCTTTATTTAGCCCTGAATTTAAAGACCCGCCAGTGTCTAGCCCAAATTGTCCTAGAGGGTTTAATTTGCTGGTTGTCCCATCGTAGACGCCCTGAGCTGCCGCATCGGTAAGGTATTTACTAACATCAATACCGGCACCCATGTTTGTAACGGTATTGACTCCCGTATTCGTCCCTAACTGCTCTAGTGGATTAACATTATTTTTAACTCCGTCGTGAAGATTTTGAGCATTGATCAAAGTCCACGGAGTCCCAGATAATATCCCATCACCTAAACCAAAAGAAGCCTCTGCCCCTTTTTTAGTTAACTCAGCAGGCATCGGTGCGATTGGAGTATTAACCGCATCCCGCATTAACTGTGCTGTTGTTAAAATCCCAGGCAAGGTGCTTAATAGTCCTGCGTTGAATCCGGCCCCTGTTAGTCTTCCCGATTCCGATACTTTAGGCATGGTTTTTGTGTGCAACGCATCCCATTCTTCGTCAACTGTTGTAACTGCAGCTCCGGTACCGATTGCCATTGTTCCGGCATTTGTGATATAAGTTTTCATCGCCGTATCATCCGTGAGCCAGCTATTATATAAATCCCCGGCGGCGGTCAATTCATCTTGTTTTGTTTTCAACCCATCATACGACCCTTTAATCCCAGCCAACTGATCGCCATAAAGAATTTTTGCAAGCCTTAATGCTTCTGTTTTTTCCCCTTCCGTCATAATCCCATCATTAATCGCCTTTTGCGTGGCAACATATTTTTCTTTTGCTTTAGTGACTTCTTGAGTGCTCGCGGTCATGGCCTGTGCGACTTCCACAGATTTCTTTGCATTTTCAGTCAACATCGCCGCCACGGCTTCAAGTCTGATTTTCTTTTCTATTTCGGCAATGACTTCCCTTATAGCATCCCGGTTATTGTTTAATGCCCCGGTTTCGGTGTCTATCGCTAGGTTGATGTCCGGCATTAAAGTGTTAAACTCTGCCAGCATCGCGTTCAGGGCATCTTTTTCAGCTACCGATTTATTTTCTTTTTCAGATAAATCAAAAATCTTGGTTGCTAATATTTCAGAGGCGACGGCATTCTGTTCAGTCAGCAGTAATGAATCTTTCTGTGCGTCTAATGATTTTGTGACTGAATTAGTTAAGTCTTCGTTGCTTTTAAGATAATCCTTACTAATTTGAATCGCTTTTTTTTGTTCCTCGGTATTATCTTTTGTGTTTGCCGTAATGGCAACGATGCCTACCGCCAATAATGCAACTGCTCCAATTACCAACCCCACAGGGCCGGTTAAAAATGTCAATGCCCCGGCCATCGCTCCAATCGCAGGTGTTGCCGCTGCTGCGCCGGTTGTCATGACTGCTACTGCACTGCTTAGCGTGCCGATTGCAACGGCTGCCCCGCCGACAATAGTGGTTAAACTTCCACCAACAACCAATAATGGCCCTACTACCGCTGCTAATCCTAATGCACCAATGATGTTTTTTTTCGTCTGAGTATCTAAATCACCAAACTCTTTTACCATATCGGTAATATCCCGAATAATGGGCGTGATTACCGGTAATAGTTCTTTGCCAAATGACGCCCCTAATTCTTTAACCGATTCTTGCATTGTTCGTAAACTGTTTGCGGTGCCATCAGATGTATTTGCAAAATCGCCTTGACTGTTTTTCGTAGCATCCATAACATATGCGTAACGAATTGCCACTTTTTCGGCTTGCGTCATTTCAGCATAGGATTTTTCTTGCCCGGTTGCTAGGGCGTATGCTGAAACGGTGGAATCTTGCATGATAATTCCTAATGTTTTTACCTTTATACCCTCGGTTTCCCGATATTTATTAGGGGAGTAGACTATATCTTCAACTTCGCCATTATGCGGTCAGTTGCGTTGCGCTTCGGGCGGTAGTTTATCCCCCGCCCTACTCCTTGCGGATAGTCGTTACACCTTCAATAAAAAAACACCCATTACAGGTGTTTAATAAAGCTTGGCACGGTATTGACTTGTACATAATTACCTCCGTTTCGCCAATGAAGAAAGTATGTATTTAGTTTTTCACCGTTAGCAATAAATTTAATTATCACACCC